TAGGAACTTGGTGAGGTGCGCCTCCCCATAACTACGACTGTCCACCACAACAGTTCCGTTTTGGTGGTACAATTTCTGGCTACTATACCTTTTAGCTGGTAGAGAGCCATAAGAGTTATTGGTGTAAAAATACCTGGAAGGGCAATTGCTCTTCTCAACTGCCCTTAGTATAGCAAAGTCGGTTAAATATGTCAATAGCCTTGAGCTTTATTCATAGCTTTATAGAACTGACTTTCAGCCAACTCATCTTTAATTTGAAGATATATTTGGACCGTCGATATGTCACTGTGCCCTAGCAGCTTCTGTATTGTCATGAGGTCGCAGCCAGCAATTAGCAATCGAACGGCGAAACTGTGACGTAATTGATGAGGCGTCATATGGATTCCAGCATGTTTCTTAAAAGCTCGCTGTAGCTGCACTCTGGCAGTTTTATCATTTACTTTGAATAGAGGACCAGTAAAGCGGTTATAATCTGTAGCAAATTCATCTATCTTCTCTTTTAAGCGCTCAGTGAGAAATACTGTGCGATCTTTGGATCCTTTCCCTTTAACGTATAGGTTTAACCCATCAATATCCTTATAGCTTACCCTAGCTATTTCTGAAATGCGCAATCCAGTGTCGTAAGCGAAGTCGACAAGCATGTTTATATACTGATCTCTGCTATTTTCAGCCGTTTTTCGGAGGACTGACTGGATAACTTGATGCTGTATGTATCTTGGGCGCGGTTTGGCGTTTTTGTGCGATTTGATGAGGTCAGGATTAATACAACTCACATTCATGCGCTCGTAGCACCATTTGAAAAACGCTTTAATGACTCGCTTGACAGTGTTAGTAGTTGATCCAGCATGAGTTTTTCGGTATTCATAGAAATAAAAATCGAGCCATCTGACAGACAGCTCGGTTATGTTAGTTTTATGTAATTCATTGCAGAAATTGACGAAGTGTTTGAGGCGAACTACCCTGGTTGCAATTGTCGATGGCGACATATCTTCGACGACTGCTGAATAATGAATAAACTGAAATGCCAGCTCGCGTATATTTTCGGTATAGTAGTCTGTCTGAAACGCAGACTCTGTGTGATGTAGATTGTCAATTACAGCTGTTTTTGAGGTGGTGGTTAATATGGATGGTGTCATTCTTCTCTCCTTAAATGACATTATGTTGACATATCACCTTATACGCCCCAAATATTCATTCTACAGATTTTTTAAGTCAATGTAATGCTTCTCATGGCATTTGTGGCAGCCTTTAACTATGAAATATGGTGCTGTTGGACCGCTATATTTACGTATTTGACCCTTCATAACGGTAGCGAAATAATCAATCTTGATAATCTGCTTATACGTCTTCCATTCGTGTTCACAGCCATTTTTATTCTTACGTAATAGTCTAAGTTGTTCTCGATCTGCTTTAGCCTTATTAATCCGTTCAATGAGTTTACGTTTAGCTGCTTTAGTGTCAAATGTCATACGCCTGCCTTTTTACATAAGTACGTAAATAATCGTCCTGGAGTTTGTTTTGCTTCTAGCGCAGTTTCTGCTAATTGCCAAACTGTAGCTTCTGGTAATTTCCAGAATACTTTACAGTAAAATGCGAAGTATTGTTCATTTCCAAACATCTGGCATAATCTAGCCGCCATATTCTCTATCTGCTTGGATTTAGCATACTTATCACGACTAATATTAGTATTAGAATTAGAATTATAGTTTCTATGAAACTTTTCTGCATTAGCATTAGAATTAATATTAGTGGTTTTCACCTCTGTTAACCCTCCAAATTTTAAGCCAACAGCTAACTAGCACCATTACTAGCTTTGGCGTTTTACATTTCCGAGGAGTTTTCCACAAGTCCGTAGTGCTAAGGGCTTGACAGAAAAATCCTATTTTTTTGGGAATATAAAAAATCCCCCTCCAGACTAACGCGCTGGCGAGGGACTAATAGGACCCTCTTGCGAGGGCATGCCTGATGTGTGATCATTACTAGTATTGCAAATATTTGAATAAAAGTCAAGACATCAAAAACCCGCCCCCATTTTCAGAGGGCGGATTGAGGGTTAAATTACCCAGTAAGGAATCAACATTTTATCGCCACAGACGGTCTTGATAACGCTTTTTGGAATCCATTTCAGAGTTCGGCGATAGTTTCCAACAAAGTCGTTTCCGTCCATATGATAACCAGCTGCATCTTCACACCATTCAATCGCTACAGCTTTTTCAGTCTCTTTTACGATTTCATGACCAACCAAGTCTTCTACTGTTAGATTCTTGCTGTCGTCCTTCTTTCGGCTGACGTTGTTGTAGATGATTTTTCCGACATATTCCATTTTATTATTCCTTTCGTTTAGTCGCTAGTTAAGTATTTCTTAACTATCTTTATTATAGCTAACTAGTTTGTAAAATGCAAGGGTTTTTCCATACTTTTTTGAAGATTTTTTCAGAGTTTTCCACATATAAAGATAATCCGCCTTTTTCAAGGCGGATTGTATCTCACAACTAGCGACTAAACTAGTACTCAGATTGTAGCATTATTTTTCAGATCTCGCAATATCCGCGATATTTTCATACTATCCTGCTCTGATATTCTAAAACGTCCATCAATTCTAATAAGGTTATAATGTAGATATCGTCAGAGTTTTTATCTTTTGAGAATTCGATTTTATCAGCATTAATTGCAGCTTGCTCTTCTGGACCGACTTTTTCAGTATTGATTACAAAATAATCTTTCACGAAGTTATCTTTCGGATCACACCAAACTGCAACTAGAGCGCTACTACTATAAAGCTCGATATCCTCGTTCACTTCTTCTATTAAATCAGAGCTGTCAAACGACAAGTTGTGTTCGCGGTTAAACTTCAATCGTTCTGTTAAATCGTTTAAGTCGTGTTTCATAAAATCCTTCTGCCCGATTTTCGCCTCGGGCGGGGCGTAATTTCTATTGTAGATATTCTCGGATTTCTTTTATCAAATTCTTAGTGCGTGCACCTGCTGGTTCATTTATAACTTCAAATCCGTCGAATGGTTCAGCGTCGCTGTATTTGTCTAAGAATAAGTTTAGCTTCTTAGCGTTTTTATTTCGCAAGCCGCGCATTTTATCGATTAGCTGCTGGTTGTTCAAGTCTGAGCTGTCGTAAATGAAGATGTTCATTTGAATACCACCTGCTGTAAATTCGCTAGTTACTCGGATGTAGTTTTTCATTGTTTTTCTCCTTTCGAGAGATTAGTTTAGTCGCTAGTTAGAGGGTTGTGCTGTCACGCCTTAATTCTTAGTTGCGTCGCTTCTTATCTAACTATCTTTAGTATAGCAAACTACTTAGCTAATTGCAATACTTTTTATGATTTTTCTTAGACTTTTTTAGCTCGTGCCGCGGCACTTGCAGCCGCAGCTTTTTTAGCACGCTCGCGGCGTTGCTCAGGTGTCATATTACTTGAAGATTTTCGACCACCAAACGAACGTTTAGCTCCAATAATAGCATTAATACAACCGATAATATCCGCTTTACGTTCTAATAAGGCGTCAGCTCGATTTGTCGCGCCGCTCCAATCGCCAAGATTACTTAGAGGCTTAGTGCTGGCTCCGTGTGCCTTCAGCCAGTCGTGCGTCCATTGTAGAGGGCTTTTATTTACTCTGCTATTTTCGCGAGTAAGTTCGTAAATAAACTCAGCCTCGCTTAATTCTGTGATATTTTGTGATTTCATTGACATTTTGCCAATTTCCTTTCTAACCAGGCGGGTGGTAAGGGGTGTTTGATTTTTATTTTAGGATGTGCTAATATTTATGGGTAATCTAGTTATCGCCTTTTTCGAAGGGCGATTTCTATTTGGAGCTCAATTTCGAACTTCCAGAATACTATCTTCATAGCTTTCTCCTTTCTAGCCGCCTGATTGTAAATGTTCTGGTGATCCCCTTACCACTGTCTTTATTATAGCTAACTACTTAGCTAAATGCAAGGGTTTTTATGAAAAAAGTTAGAGATTTTTTGGTGAACCTGTGGAAAACTCACTTCCCGTAAAATATATAGCGATATTCTTTATAGAGTCTAATGATAATACGTTTTAACACAGTTTAATTTTACCAAATAAAAAACTACCCTCGATCAAAAGTAGTAGTTAAAGTAGTAGTTTTTTATTCTGATAATCAAACGGCTTAGACCGTAATCTAATTATATCATAAAGTTCTTTCAACTGTTCGGAATTTCCGAACTGTTCAGTTGTTCGGTATTTCCGAATTACTCAATTGTTTTTTCTCCTTATATTTTTCTTTTAACAGCTCAACTATTGCTCCAATAACTGGCATCAATCGACTAATAGCTGCGGCAATAACTGCAATAACTGCTGAGAATACCGTGTGTCCTGTTAGACTGTCCAAGCTTGCGATAAACTTGCTAAACTCAGGACTGCTGTATAGCACTGTGAATGCTCCCATTGCTCCCAATAGTCCTTGCAAAAATGTCCTCATTGCTCGACCGTTTTTAGTTTCTGGACTAAATAATAATTTAATCTTTTCCATATCTCCTCCTACTATTTTTCCTCAGTACCGTACACGCCGCGAGATTCACGCTCAACCTTACGATTAGCCAGCCACATAATAGCTTCCTCAATTTTCGTAAGAGCTAAACTGTTTTCACGACAAGGCAATCCTCGGTTGTAGTCTGCTAGTTTTGAGTAAGCTACAATAAGCAAGTCCTCAATAAATACACCGTTGCGCTCTGTGGTAGCTGTGCCGCCAGTTTGAAACTTGATTTTCAGTACCTCTTTGCCCGCGATATTAAGAGAAACTTCGTCGCCTGGCGTGCCGCGATTCAGTTCATTGTGCAATTCTTCTAGTGCATTATATTTGGTAGTTTTCATACTTCCTCCTTATTTCTTAAACTTAAAAATACTTAGTAGAAAATCGATAATCTTCTCTAATAGGCTTTTATTCTTAGCAACATCTTGACTTAATTTAGCGATAGACCTCATCACGTCTTCGTTTGTAGGTTGTGGTGCTACAATCTCTGGCTTTTTGTCTGGTTCAGTCTTCACAGTAGGTGCAACTACTACAGGACGCCTCTCTGGTCGTGGCGTGCCTGCATCTCCATTCGCTAATTCACGCACTCGTTCCGCTAATACCCAAATTCCATCATCTGCCATTTTCAGTTGTAGATAGCGTTTGTTATTCTCGGTAGTTTCGTCTAATATCTCTGTACTACCAACAATTCGGAAGTAATCTCCTGTATTTATCTCTCCGTCCAGCAGATAGCCGTCTTTATCTGTCCTTACTGCTACAGAAACAGGTACACCGTTATCTTCCCAGTCGAACTCATCAATTAGTCGGTTACATCTAATTTGTCGTAAGTCGAATACGGTTGCTACTTCATCTGCGTAATAAACTTCAGGAAGTGCTACACGCTTAGTTTCTTGAGGCTTACCTACATACCTGTAAAATGCATACGGTGGGCAACCTGACGCACTCCAGAGCCAGTCGTGATTGTCTATTACAATACCTGTCTGATAGCGACAGTTAATCACGTTATCTGCGTCAACAAACATTCCTGTATGACCCAACGCGCCGCCTGAATTGCCTCGAATGCCCCAGATGAAGATATCTCCGCGTTGTGTGTCTGCCTCGCCGTTTGCGTCTTCAGGCAGTCGTACCCAACCGTTCTTTTCTAGTGCGTCGAATAAGGTGTCAGTGTTGCCAATCCAATAGCTTGCAGGTAAAAGACCCGCCTCTTTTAGAGCGTGATATACAGAGCTTGAACAGTCGTATGAATTTGGACCATTACGATTTTCCATTGAATAAGAAACTCGACCTTTACGTGCGTAAAACCAAGCTAGTGCTTTTTCTATCATATTATTTCCTCCTTACTTGTGTTTGTTGAACTTCTTCTTGTAATTCCGTAACGGTTTTATTTTGCTGAATTAAGTTATTAGTTGCATAAATCGCCAATCCCACAAGTGCGATTGCAAATAATTTCGCTAAATTGCTTGTTACCAGTTTCCAAAAGTTCATAACGCCTTCGATTTCAGTACGTTTTACATATTTTTCTTCTGATTCTTTTTCGTGTTCTGCGATGTATGTTTTTAATTGAGCCTGAGTAACGTTTGCTCGTGCGATATTCTCAATTCGCTCTAGCATGACAGTATGCTTGTCTACGCCATCCTTAATGTATTCGACCTTAGCTTGTAACGCGCCGAACTCTTTAGCTGATACTTCTGGTTGTTCGTTCATAAAAAACTGCGGTTATTCAAATTATTAGTTGAAATTACCGCAGTTTACCGTAAGCGTGACGTGATATGTTTATATTATAATATCATTTCTCATAAACATCAAGGGTCAGCTTCATCTGTCGCACAGTATAGATTTGACGACCATGCCTGTTGCTGGATTTATAGCAACTAAGACCAACAACGACGTTAATGCTAAAAAACCGCTAAAAATGCAATGCGGTCGTGCAAGGGTTGTCATACCTACTGACGCAATTGAAGCTACTGTTGTGGTACAATTTCCAGAGCAGTTTAATAGTGGTACAACGCCTGTTGTTACATGTACGTATAACGGCTACGGCAACGCTAGCGATCCGTGGACAGACGCACCAAATCCATCTTGGGCTGGTGCAGCAATTGGGGCAGTTAGCGTTACTAATTCAGGATTTACGGCAAGGTGTCGGCGTTTTGATGGGGCTATGCTAAGAGGTACGTATTATTTTAGCTGGATGGCTATAGGCTAATTATTTCGTGTAGTATATCGTAACCGATAACAATCCGGCTGATCCAGTATTAAATCGCAACTGCCAGCCACCATTATAAAATGTTACCTTAAGCTGTGAGTTCTGTCCGCTTGGTGCATTCGGGTTGATATACTCAATTGGGTAGAAATCAGCACCAGCACGTATTCCACCCTCTGTTTTTATAATCGTCAGGGAGGATGTTTTAGGAAGACCGATATCAATAATCTGTTCTACATTACCTAGCGACCGTGTATTCACTTCAAAAGTCTGTCTGAAGATATTTTTCCCATTTAGCCATTTTTGACCCGTATCTTGTTCAGTCGTGCTGTATTTATTGCCTGGCATGGTCGTCAAATCTATACTGTGCGACGAAAGCTTGCCGTAATTGATAGCAATCATCTCATCTGTAATTGTAGTTGTGGAAGATTCGGTTGTAATATTAGCAATGACCGCAATAACAGCCTGCGAGCCAGTAGCGCCGTCTTGCGTCACAGCCTGCCTAATCTGAGATTCAGTTGGTGCCACTGGTGTAGCAGAGGTAGAACCATAAACAACGATTAAACCGCACGATGACGGTGAACCTGTAGTATTAGTATCTGTAGAGTTTAGTGCGATATTGTCAGAATAAGCCACGACACTTGCAATGCGTTTATTAGAGCTTGGTGCAGTAATTCTAATAACTTGCTGACCGACGATATCAAGTGCAATCAAAAAGCCACTCGGTAATTTACCTAGCACGACATCTGGGTTATCGGTTGTTCCCCCCACTAGAACATTCATGTCGGCTACAGTATTTCTAACAACTCCACGTCCCGAAAACAGCCCGTCAGAATGCTGCTGTGCCCACATGTTCGCTTCATACACACTACCCCGACCGTTCGGACGAGAACGTAATCTAACAATTTTTCCTGGATTGGTAAAAGCCATAATTCTCCCCTTAATTGAATTACCGCAGTTTACCGTAAGCGTGACGTGATTATTTATCTGTGGTTATTATATCATTATTTTATACTTTAGTAAATTTCCCTCGCGTTGAGCCTGTAGCAATGACGCGAATATAGAAATCGACCTCCACAGCTGGCGCAACAATTCCAAGCATCACCGCCGCTTCGCCATCGGATTGAGGCAACTGGTAAAAAGTCATTTTGGGAAATTGTGTTGAAAAATCAGCGTTAGCTGACACCTGCGGAAATAAATCTACAAACAGAGGACCGTCTTTTGGCTTAATATCTGGAATAAATTTAATCACCACGTCAATTATACTATTCCCGCCACCGCGAACATGAAATACCTGTGAAACCTGCAGAATAAAGTCGACCAACGAAGCCGCGACCGGATATATAACTTTCCTGGCATTATTTTCATTTTCAAGTGCTCTAATCCTTGATTCTACATTCATACCACTTATGCTCCTATATTTTTCAACGTTAAATCACCATCAAGCATCGAATGAACAACAACATCATAAGTAGTAGGCTGCCACGGATCAAGCCCATATCGATAAATCACCCACTGGGCACCATGAGCATAATTTGTGCGCCTTACACGAGAAACCGAGCCTGAACTAGCCTTCAGCTCCAACTGAGCGATTGTAGGAATTCTTTTTTTAGTGGTAAATGTCACTAAAACCCTTTCGGTGCTATTAGAAGGAACGCTCCAATAACCGGATAGCGTATTTGGTATAGTCGTTATTTTTGCACTGCGAGAATATAGTGGAATTTTAGTCGCCGCTTGATAAAAACCTTGCTTAAGAGCCTTCGATTCGCGCTCCAGCTTATCTAACCACTTTTCAAGATTCATTGAATTCTCCTCATCGACAAAGTCCCAGCGACAGGCGATATCGCCTGCACGATTAAATCACAGTGGGCACCATCGCGGTCTGGAATCCACCACGCAGATGCATCTATACTTATCGCGAATTTAACATAATCTTCACCAATCTCTTTAACCTGTAACCACCAACCATATTCTTCATCGGCGTTTGGATCTCTACCTGTCACACCTGGATATGTATGAGGATTTTGATCATGATCGTATGACAGCTGCACCAGAGGCGGTTTTTTGACTCCGTCAGTTCGACGAAAAATGATGTCCCACTCCGCCACGGCTGTTTTGTCCGGCGCCAGGTATTGACTAATAAAACCGCTCCAAACAGCGGTCGGTAAACTACCCTGAGTTAGCTGTCCATAATTTAATGGTGCAGCAACTTTCTGAGCTCTCTGCTCACTCTCGATTGACATTAGTCGACGCGTAATATTATCATTGAACATTATTCAACCCTTTTCAGGCGTGGCGTCACAGTAGCAACACCTTGATTATCCCAACTCGTCTCCATCGCAATTATCCGCATCCAACCGCTGAAGTCGCTGCCATCATCGTTCTCTTCCTGAAAACGAAACTCATCGCCAAGCGCCAACCCGTTATTTTCGTTAGCCGAATCGCCCCAGACAATAGGGCGACCCACAAGCTTTATCTGCGGAACTAACGAATCAAAACTGCGCTGTGCTAAAGATTTTTGAGCATATTCTGCAACTGCCGCTTGAGATTTGAGGTTTGATTGCGTTTCATAAACTCGCCAGTAGCAGTTGTCTTGAACAGCCGCGTGATTGCTAGCACTGGCAAGCTCAGCCGTATCCTCACCGGCTTCAGGATTACCAACCTGTCCATTGCCAGCCACTAGTACATCACTAGCATAGTCAGCAGACTCTTCAACCGCATAACCACTCGCCCATAATTTATAGACTCCATCGCTCGGATATCTTATGATGATATTTTTACGGCTGCCACGAGGCTTAAGAATATCAATAATCTGCTCGTTATGATTGTCTGGGTTGACACGAAAAACCACGTCAAATTTTCCAGTTCCCGTTTCATTATTCATCGCATCGCACAGCGCCTTACTAACCGTCTGAAAATCATTATATTCAACGGTCTTCAACCTAAGCTCATTCACAATGCCAAATTTCCACCTGATATTCTCGCCGGCTTTTTTCGCTCTGGTGATAAACTCGCTAATCAAGCTTTGAACAAAGATATGTCCAGGTGTATTTGAAAAGACACGGTGAGGTGACTTCGTGTTATTCTTATCACACACCAAATCGCCGCTTAACCTTGCAAAATGTTCAAAGAACTTTAAGTCTAGTTGCTGATCAGATCCATAACCGCTGCGTGCTGGTCTAGTTGCCAAAAATCCAGAAAAGCGAGGTAATCCGTCAACTAAAAATACCATGTGAGTTTTACCGACACGCAGTAAAGATTCCGGGTTGTCATCCAGTCGTATTTTTGCATGTTTTTTGAACTTGGACCAGCTAATGCTAAAAGTAAACTGATCAGCTGTCGCTGAATCTGACTCGCTTTTTAACGCCTCGCTCAGCGCTCGATTTTGAGCAAACTTATTGAAGTCGCCAATTAGCGTATCGCCAATATACAGCAATAGCTCGTGTTTTTTATCTGAACTAGCCAATGACATTATTCCACTCCAACTCTGATGTTGTGGCTCCACCACTTTCCACATCAAATCCAATTAAATTATTTCCCGGAGCGATTAATAGCTGACCAATAACATTCCTCGAAACGATAGCATCGTTTAGTCGCGCTTCACCGGTCGAAAAGTCAACGACAAGCGTCTGAGTTGATGATATGCTGCCATGATAAGTTGCCGATGTGTCTGTCGTATTATTCTGAATTGATGGATTGACAGCAGGACCTCGCAGGACCCAGACAGGATAAACCTTAACGGTTGAAGAAACAAACACGCTGCTTAGCCCACCGCTTGCACCAGCCCAGACCTCGCCAACTGTATCAAATACTTGCCCTTTGCTGTCCCAAACCTCACCACCAGTTGCGGCTGAGACACGACCCAGCTTTACATTGTTCGAATACACCTCATGACCGCTACCGTCTTCGGAATATTCGAACAAGACTGAGTTGCCCACTTTGAATTCGGTTGAAAATGTCGTATTGCCTTCATCTGCTGGCACAGGCAAATCTAAGCTGCTACTCCGCCAAGCCCCTTTAATAGCAAATAGCTGACCGTCTCGTCTTCCATAAACCAAGGTAAATGTATGATTGGCAGCAAAAAAGCTACTAATCATACTGTATAGCCTCCAAAAACCACTCTCTTTAGGCAAGATCAACCCATTGATTGATTGGGTGTAGGTAGACAGTCTCTGACGAATCATTTCGCCGCCATCTGTATCGGTGTAGTCTATGTCTGAAGTGTCGAGGTCTGGTCGTTGCAGTAAGCTATTGTCGGCGCTCAGCGTTATTTCAGGACCAGTAAGATCAAGACGCTCACCGTCATCCCTCACTACTGCCACCAAGCTAAATTTACCACGTAAAGTTATCATCCCATCACCCTCCCTTTTCGCAAGGCGATTATTTTACTAATTTCATCAGCAAGCTCTTTTGGATCACGATTATAACCGTTGATATTAATAGTCTGATACAACGTATTGCCAGCGCTGCCAGTCGTGTTTATGTCATTCAGCTTGTCGTAGCCAATCTTACGTGCAGATGACGCCTTAATGACATACTCGCCGTTTGAGAGTAGCATTGGAATTGAATCGCTAGTTGGACCACCAGGACCGAATACTGGACCACCCTTAGCGCGCTTACCCAACTTAAAGCCGGATAAATTGACTGGGTTAGCTTTCACACCAACCGCTTTTAGGGCGTTGCCGATACCAGGAATATTGATGATATTATTAATCACTTTATTCAGCGAATCTTGCAGCAAGTCAATCATGCCGTCTAACAAGCCAGCAGTAAAGTTGCGTGTGATTCCGTAGCCAGTACCGTACCAGTCTTGCCCTCCAACAGAACTGATCAAGTTAGCGATAGAGTTGATGATTTTGGATATTCCATTCGATATAGAATCCACCACGCGTGATATAGCATTACCGGCGCTCTCAATTACGCCGCCGATTGAGTTGAACACGTCAGTCAGACCGCCGGCTACTGCATTTGTAAGCGGGATAACAGCTTCATTTGTCAACCTGATTATAGTGGTAGTAACCGCAGACAGCACGACCAAAAACGTGCCTACTAAAAACGCTGCCAGCGGGATTACTACCATATTCAAAAAATCTCTTAGCCCTGGCGATACGATACCAAGCGCACCGCCGATTAGCAGGATTGCGGCTGCCACACCGGCAGCAGCTGCAGTGAATGACAGTACACCCACCAGCACATCCGGTGATGCCAAAGCCTTAAAGAATCCAGCAACAGTCTCGCCTGCACCCTTGAAGAACTCTTTTACCGGCTGCCAAGCACTCTGTATGGCACCACCAGCCAAAGTCCCCATCTCCTTAAAAAAGTTAGCCATGCTCTTACCAAAAGTAAACTCTCTCGGCGCTTTCTTGACTGCGGATGATAACTTATCCACGCCGCCTGCTGCCGTATCAGCCGACGTCCCGACTGCGCTGCCAGCGCCCTCCATTGTTTTCGTCACAGCATCAACCGAACCTTTAGCAGCCTTCAAATCTTTGAATTTACCTATCAACGTCTGAGCGCCGCCGATGACGCCAGTAAAAATACCCTTGCCTAGCTTTGCCCACGGCTTTAGCGTATCAAGCGCAGAACGCGCACCGCCTGTAGCTATCTGCAAAGCCTTGAATCCAACAGCTAACTTTACAATATTAGCGATTAGCTCTGGATTATTTTTAGCAAAGTCAAATAGCTTGCGAATAGTATCCACAGCGTCTTTTAATCCCTGAGCCAATTCTGGCGATTGTTTTTTAATCTCCTCAAAAACAGTCTTCAGCATGCTTTTTATGACTGGTGCCAAATTCTGTAAGAATTGTTTTGCGCTGGCTAGAAATATATTGAACGACTCTTCAAAATTACCGTTTGGATCAGCCAGTGATGTTAGCATATTATCAAATGCAGCTTTAGCAGCATTAAAACTACCGCTAATTGTCGATGACGCCTCCTTAGCTGAGGTGCCAGTAATATCAAGCTTAGTTTGAATACTATGTATAGCCTCGATAACCTTATCAAACGGAATACTGCTGACGTTTTTAGCTGTCGCCTTAAACGTCTTACCCATCACACCACTATCGTTGATAAGGCGTGCCATCTCGCTTGCAGTACCACCGTAGCCAAGCTTCAAGTTGTCGAGCATGGTATAGTTGTTCTTTGCAAATCCCTGATATGCGTACTGAATTGATTCCATCGACGTACCCATTTTATTTGCATTGTCAGCCATGTCAGTGATAGCCATGTCTGCTATCTTCGTGGCTTTAGCGGTGTCACCTTTTAATCCCTGTAACAATGACGCAGAAAAACTCGTAACAGTATCCATATACTGATTAGCTGATAACTGAGCTGTTTTGTATGCATTCTTGGCGTATTGGACCACCTCACCCGAATTCTTCTTGAAGAGTGTTTCCACACCACCAACAAGCTGCTCATACTCAGCGAACTGCTTAACAGCATATGTAGCAATACCTCCCAGCCCGACCATCGCGCCAGCTGCCAGTGACTTAAATTTAGAGAACGCTTCATCGGACCGTTTGCCAAACTCTGAAAACGCCTCACCAAAAGCCGCTTTAGATGACGCTAAAAAACTGCTCTTAAATTTAGAGCCAAAGTTATTACTGGCACCATCACCAGCGTCACCAAGTGCTTTCTTGATGTCGTTAGAAACCCCTTTGAGAGAGGGCTTTATCTGAATCCATGCTGTACCGATTGAAGTTGCCATAAAAAATGCGAATAAATAGTTTATTTATCCGCATTTGCCGCAAGCGTGGCGTTGTAATGATTATATTATATCATATGCTAAGGTTTTCGACAAAAGACCCCAGCCAACCTGGCTTAGTCTTCAACGCGCCAGCAGTCCGCTTGTCAGCAGCCTTAATCATCACTCGTTGACGAAATGCCGTCGGCTCTGTCATAAGCTCAAAGTTGCCCTCAAAACCAAACTCCACTACAAATTGCGCTCTCACTGTATCCAGAATACGATTCATGTTCTGCATCTGGATCTGCGCTATGCCTGGATTATTGCGAAGTATGTCCGCGCCGCCAGATTTATCAAGAATAAAATCTACATTTGACATATCTACATAATATCACATAGTATATTATTTTGCATTTTGAGTATACTATTGTTACAATAAATGCAAGTTTTAAGATAAAAGAGGATATTATGTCTACAGAGTTTCAAGAGAAAGCTTGTGAAAAAGCATTACGCGAATATCGCAAAAAATACTTAACAAAAAAGGAAAACCTCAATGCTGATGAATCGACAGCGCGATTGATGGTCAATAGTTTACTCAGCACTGTGCTTGGATACACGTTAATTGACGAGATAAAGACTGAGCATATGATACGCGGTACCTACGTTGATTATGTCGTACAATTAAACAAGAAGATTCATTTTATTGTTGAAGCCAAAGCAACTTCTATCGATCTAAATGAACGACACTTAAAACAAGCGGTTGACTATGCCTCAAACGAAGGCGTTGACTGGGTCATTCTGACAAATGGTCGCTGTATTGAGTTGCACCGTGTCATTTTTGAGAAGCCGATTCGCTCGCAGCGTATCTTCGCATATGACCTGACAAATCTGTCAACAATCCGCACTGCTGCTAAGCACCTAGTCAACCTTACTAAGAAATCTGTATTAAAAGGCGATTTGGACAAGTACTGGAAGCGATTTGATGCATTGACCGAAGACAACATGAGAAAAGCTATCAAGTCACCTGATGTCGTTCGCAGTTTGCGCTTGTTTATTAAGAAAAAGTCAACAATCAACTTCACCGACGCTGAAATTGCTAAGGCTCTTGATAAACTGATCAGCTAGTCCTGATATTGCGCGTTCGGGTTCAGATGTTGCCATAAATCTTTTAAGTCATCCTGCTCTTCCGCTTGCTGTTTCTTACGATCTTTATCAAGCTGTTTGCGCATTTCAGCAACATACTCTGGCTCAAACTTCTTCATAGCTTTAGCAGGCTTAGCAGTTTTGCGTTTATTCATATTATAAGTCAGTGTTGTGAGTATATTCAGCTCTTGTAGTATTTGGCTCAACGTTTCGTCGCGCCATGTCCAGCTAGCTGATGGCACTAGCTTGCGGAAAATCCTGCTTTCTACTGGCAAATTCTCAAATAGCCTAGCATAGCGTAAGAAACCGCTTCGACGTCCGTCGGTATCCGGGCAAGCTTCTAATAAGTTCAGATGGTAATACTGTTGGAAATCAGCTTCAACTAGACTAAATTCTTCCACGAACGCCGCTGCGCTCGATTGCCAGCTTTTGGGAAGCATTCGTCCACCTTCGCAGTAATCTCTAGTAGCGCTTTCTGCGAGAAGTAACCATATTCTTTCTCGATATAAACACGAATGTCATCATAAACCTTATCACCACCAATCAACGCCATGTACATAGTCACTAGCTCAGAGATATTGCCAGTTCGGTGCGCTTCAGATAAGTCACTAATGAAATCAAAGTCGTCCATTAGCTGCATATTGACATCAACGGTGTATCCATCCCAAAGTTCAATTGTCTTTTTTGGCTCACTCGCCATATTATCCCTCCATAAGAATTACATGATATATATTATAACAAAAAAACGACTATTTTGCAAGTCGTTTTTTTGCGTGTGCTCTTCCCAATCTCTAGGATTTCTTAGAGTAATACTCCTTTACATACACCAATTTACCAGCGGCGTCCGCAAACTTATACGCAGTCAGAGATACCGGCACAGTAATAGCATCTGAGTTGTTGAACGTCATGTCACCAGAGCGATCAGTAAACTGTGCGTCGCCTAGAATTTGACGGTGACGCCGGACCCCACCACTGTTAGTCTCGATAGTCTCGCAGACAAACACACCGTGAGGTAAGATTTCACCAGTGTCATCAATGGTGATTGCGCCATCGGTTTCAATCTTGACATTACCTTTACCATAACGGAACTGCAAGACTGATACACGCGATGACTCTAGCAGGTTAAACGTAAAGTTACGTCCGTAGCTTGTCTGGTTGCGGGCGACAGTCTCAGGACCCCAAGCCTTAATGTCATCACCCTCTTCTGCCGTTGTTGAAGTCAAACCATCTTCAGTCACATAACCCAGATTCACAAATTCGCTTGCGAGTGGTGTGGTGGCGTCAGTTGGTAGCGTTGTACCCAGAGGCGCCCAATATAGAGCGCCTTTCGGGTTAGGCAGACCAATCGCAATATTGCTCTTGTCGTTGCCCATGTTACGCCGCCTTTACAACAGCAAACGCCTTAGTGTCCAAAATCTGGAAGCCGAACGGCAACTCCATGCGGATACCAATTTGGTTGTGTCCAGCCAAGTCTTTGCCTGTATTATCAAAGTCACCAGCTGTGTGAACGCGCCATTCAGCTACTCCAGCGAAGCCGAGAAGCAATTGACTCCAGTCACCAAGCACCAGCTTAGTTTTCTTGTCACGCGCAACTTCTGGTGATGTTGCAGCAGGTTTTCCAGCCAACATATTACCGCTCAAGCCGAATACACCCAACTCTGGATATTTCTTCTGGTTACCTTCAATAACTGTCGAGAGTAGCTTGGATGCATCACTTGAAATAGCCACACCGTTGATGTTCTGCTCCTCCAGCTCAGTTACAGCCGTAGCAAAGTCTGTATCAAGAGTTGTCGCAGTAGTACCGGTTGTCGGAACTAGAATGCTTGAGCCAGATTTAGTCATGTAGGTAGTTAGCTCAGTGTCAACTGTGCCAGTAGATGGATTCATACCATGTAGCACGATAGTATCCAAATCTAACCCCAACGACTTTGTTAGCCAGTTGTCAACCAAGCGGCTAATAAAGTCAGCCTGTTTTGCTTCTGTCCAGCGCATAAACTCTTCAGTAACGCGCTGCGAATAGACCAACTTCGCTGTCGTGAACGGCTTAGATACTACCTTGCGTCCGTTGTCAGGCTTTGCACCGCCCTCGTGGACAAGTGCACCGCGAGCGCGACCTTCCATCACGAACGGCTTGTTTTCGCCAATGTTAATAGTCGGTGTTTCAGGAACTAAAGACAATACAGCTCCCGAGAAAGTGCCGCCAGTTGAGAACATCTTATCAAGCGGCTCAGCAATATCAAGTGTGTGCAGATCAGTTACTGCCATAATATTACCCTCCTTGGATAATAGTTAGGTTAATTAGATCGTAACCTTTACACCTGTACGCGTCTGAATCGCGCTAGCTTTACCTGGTTGCTGTCGGTTCGGTGCGGTTGCTCCGCCTCCAAACTTCTCTTTCAGGTTGTCAGCTTCTTTGCGCATATCTTCCTCGGTACCAGTACCAAGATATTTCTCAGTGCCAGGCTTGAAGCCATACTCAGCGGCAATGGTCTTCTGTAGAATTGTCGTCTCTAAATCTTTGTTCTTCGACGTCAAATCGTCAATCTGAGGTTGATATTTTTCCTTAGCGTCTTTCTCAGCCTTTTCAGTGATAGTGTTCGTAAGTTCGTCACGCACTGATTTTTCTACGTCTTCGCGAATCTTTGCTGATTCGTTCTTGACCCAGCGCTCGTGGCGTTCTTTGAACATATCGTCTGTGTTGACTTCTGTAAATTCGCCTGCGTCGTTTTTGGTGTAATATGTCACCCTTTTATTCCCTCCGTCAAAAGTATACGTGTCCATATTATAATACATACTTTACAAAATCACAAGCCATAATTATAGTATTTATTTAGTTTTTGAATTGTTCTGTAAATTATCAACGATACTCGTGATAACTTGATCAATTTCACTACTCGATAATCCTGCATTACGCCAAACCGACCGCTGCATCACGATACCCGGTGCTACCTGCGCCACCTTATTCAAGCCGTCGCCAAATTTGCTGATATCAGACCGATAAATCGGCAACCATACCGGTAAAACAGCGTCAAGCTTCTGTCGTAAATTATCGTCTATTTTCGTCACGTTATTCTTGTGCATCCACAACGTCATTGCGAAGTGCTTCAGCTGATTACCGATTTCTTTCTGCCACTCAATGATCGCTTCGCGCAGGTCATCGCCGACAATCTCCAGCGATTCAGGCGACTGCGGCGCGTTGCTTGACAGCCCCAAATTATTCAACGACAGCTTCGTATCAGCACAAAAATTACGCGCCGACATCAAAAGCGAATCGTTAAATGGTGCCATAGCATGCTGCGCAAACTGCGCCACTTGCGGTATCTGACCGTTCTCGTTCGACGTAATTTTTAGGATATCGCCTGTCTGAGACTTAATAACGTCAACGTCTGTCTCATTATCGACACCTAGCAGAATATCAACTTTAGTGTTGTAGTGGTACGCTGCAACAATAGCCTGTCGAACTGTACGGCTAGCGTCAATTAATGCATCGCGAGATGACCGGACCAGCACCGTCCTACCAAACGGCTGGCGTGTCGTCGCCTTGTGCGTCAGCATTGTCATCAATGGGCGTCCGGTGCGATTATCGTATGAGTTCAGAGTCTCGTTCTCACACACTATAGTTTTGTCACTAAAGAACTGCATATAACTGTCAGGACCATCGATAACGCTCGGTGTGCTACTGCGGCGGAACACTGCCACGCCAGACTTCAGGTTTTGCGTATACCAATCGTACACGCCTGTCGCCTCCAGCGCAGTAAACGGCATCACCTTGTCGCCTGCCAGAGCCAAAAAGCCGATACCGCACACCAAAATATCTTCCTTAAGATTATCAAACGCCTCGCGCACCTTATATTCATCCATGATCTCATTCAGTCCGATAGTGTCATTTTCAAACCTATCAAACCGCGTTTTGTTTGCGCGCATCTCAACAGCACGCCTACCCCAGCCGACGTGTTGCCTGGCGATTGATCGTGCAATTTTACTCGTCTCGTAGTCGCTGTAGCTGAATGTACCCTCATAGAACGGATATTTACCAACCGATTTATTAAGCTGTGAATAAACCCATTTCCAGTTATCCAGTATCATCCCCTAACTCCTCTCAATACACCAATCTGCGACTTACCAGATATCTTACTCAAACCCAGCATCTGTAGTTCGCTTTTCTTAAAATATAAGTCGCTAGCAGGATTAGTAAATGTCATGCTTTCAGAGTACGGGCTTGCTGACTGTGACCATTGAGTAGCTGGTGGCGCGTCCGCAGGCGTCAGCATGGCACGCTTCACGGCTGACAACACTACAAATCCTACCGAATCAGCAAATACTTCGTTAGTGTCTTTTTCGATGATTTCATCCAGATCAATATTGTTGTTTTTAGCAATCAGCCGCAACTGAGCAGATGCTGCATGAATAAGCGCCTCAGCCCGCCTTTCCTCGTCAATATCCAAGGCTCGCCATATTTCGGCTAATTTTTCTTTAGTAGTAAAGTCTTTGAGTTCTGCCATAAAAAATGCGAATAAATAGTTTATTTATCCGCATTTGCCGCAAGCGTGGCGTTGTAATGATTATATTATATCACTTTTTCTTGCTTTTGCCAGCATCTTCAGTTTCGACTTCAGTATCAGATTCAGTATCAGATTCAATTTCGGAGTCTTTATCATCGGAAGCCTCTACGGACTCTCCCTCTGGATTCACTACTTCCCAAGCAGATTCAGCAATAATAGTGCCATCCATCACTTCAATTGTTTCGCCAGATTCTTTGTTACGAATAATCATTATAATACCCTCCTTTGGTTATTTACTATATTATACCATTTTGTACACATATCTACAACAGAATGTCTTAATATATACGCTGTGCAATGCAATATCTGTCCCACCTAGACGGCGTATTTTCTTTAATCAACGGTACCGTCGTACCAACGACGTGATACGAGTGTCCTTTGTAGTCAAACCACGCGCCATCGACAGTCTCGCTGCTCGTCTTCGGGATATGAACCATCACCTCAGGCTTAGCTGCGGTCGGCGTACTCGTCTGCGACACCAGGCAATCCTTGATCGTAAAGCTCGACAGCGTGCCGTCCTCATTAGGTCTGTTCTTAAATTCAATATCTATGCCGATCATAATTATCCTTTCTTAAAATTCTTTAGTACACCATTGCGCGAATTATAACCGCTCACCTCAAACACGCAGTCACACTTATGGTGACGCTTGAAATCATCGCTCGTCGGATTAACATATACTCCAGCCTTTTTCTGACACCACGCACAGTCCGGCTTGCCGACATTAGCGCGCCGTGTCAATGTCGGGTGTTTTTGCATAGACTTTGCATTCGTAAAAGCTTCGTGCTGCGCCGCCGCCAACACCACATCACAATACTCTTTCAGCAGCATCGCGGCAGTCTGCCGATTCAGCGCGCTGTTGCGCACGATCTTCACTGCCAGCCGTTCCGCCTGATCAGCCATCTCAGCACCATATCCGCTGCTCAGCATTGCCGCCGAGCCAAACACCTCGCTTGATAGTGAATACAGCTTGCTATGCAGCTCGCGTCCAGTCTGCTTCAGTACATCCGCTACCAACTCTATTTTTTTATCTGGCGAAATACCCTCATGTAAAATAGCCGCTATAGCCTTATTAATATCGCCAACAACATCCAGCGTTATTTCTGAAAAATCCACGCTCGTATCCCCTTGATGATATTATCTACGGTAGCTGTAACCTTTTTTGAAAACTCTGGTGTCGGTTCTAAAAACTCAGCGTCATCCATCGCCTTTAACTCGTCAATTTTCTTACTCGCCCAGGCAACCGACTTGTTGTCGGTGTCCTCCAACACCACACCTTTGCGCAGTGCCAGATCAGCCAAATAGTCACGCTGTCCCTCCGTCATAATACCCATATTATACCATCATCTACCCCTTAAATCAATCACCCACGCACCCGCCAGAAAAACTCGTTTTTTTTCTCGCGTGAAAATAGCCCCACTCACCGCGCTTGGCGCCTCTGGGACCGGGATATACACCCTCCCCGCCACCATAAAATTATACTATGTCAATATTTTTACAAAAGTATCATACTATTTTATAATAAGTTTATGGCACAGCGCAGGAAGTATGCAACAGCTAAAGATCCACGACGACAGTTCCCAAAACTACGAGAGGATTTGCGCAAAAGAGTTTATGCTATGCAAGATACTTGTGGTATCTGCGGACGTGAGGTCGACAAGACTTTGCCAGCAGGTAGCCCGATGTCACCAGAGCTAGACGAGATCATACCAGTTTCTCGTGGCGGTTCGCCTTATGACATAGATAACCTACAGCTTACTCACAGGATATGCAACAGGCGTAAGGGGGCAAAGATGCCGGGGGATGATTTGCCAGACGATATCAACCCTACGCCAAATTCAAGAGCTTGGTAGGGCGGGGCTTGTTTTAGCAAAAGGAAAAGCGCTCTGACAAACAGAGCGCTATATAACAACGACTGCTAATCACAACAATCGCACAGCTATGATACTACTTTTTAAGCGACTGCTCAAGCCGGTAGTTTATCTCACCAGTTACGCTACGACCGTTTTCAGCAGCAAGCACCACAAGCCGTTCATACACTTCCTGCTTAATTCTGACATTATAAACTGGTGTAGGTATCTCAACCTTAGATTTAATAAGCTTTCCATTCTTTTTTACAATTCGATTTACTATTGGCATAGCCTTTCCTTTCTTTTTAGAGGACCCTAGCGCCAAGCGAGGCGTTAAGTTTTATATTAGTTGTAAGTCATTCTCTATCTGATAAGCGATCGCTTCTTGGTCTAACACCTCTTTTAGTTTATTGAGCGTGTTCATCACCTTTTGACGTTCGTCTGATAGATAGAGTACTGCTGTTTCTTCTACCTCGCCCCTCCAGCATCCGATGACTGGATAGTCGAGAGTAAAAGCTTCGTGATTAGCGTTTACGGTTGATATTATCTTGTCGACCTCAAGTTTTTTAGTCTTGTTATTACTGCCGATAAAAGCTTTTATTGTGATTAGTTTCATTGTTATATCCTCTAATTGTTAATGTGCCTCGCTTGACTGTCTTAATTATAGCAAAGTTGCTTACATAATGCAAGCGTTTTACATACATTTTATGGACTTTTTTATAAAAATTTTTTGTTGAACCTGTGGAAAACTCTAGGACTGACCGATATTGCCAAGCACTTGCTGCCAACGATCAGCTCTCATCTTTTTATCCTTAGCAGTAACCTGTTTTTTCGGAAATACCTTTTGCCCCCAAAAAGCAAACGTTGCAGCGTCGAGCGGCGCGGTCGATAATTTATCAGTCATACTCTCCCAACCAAAGCCACCATATCGACCAAATGACCGCTCTTTTGTTATACGGACCGTCTGATTCAATAGCGGTTGGTCGTAGTGAGATAATTCGCCTCTGTCAATAGCATCTCTCATAAACTGATGTGCTGCTACCACCTCTTTCATGGTCGGCAGGATGATACGCTTTTTAGGAATGCCAGCCTTTGTAAGCTCCTCAAACAATATCGGCGCTCCAGTCGCTCCATCAAGTATAATCACTGCTGCTTGCCTCCACCGCTCGATCAGCCATTTCGATAAACGATGAAATCCCTCGCTCATCGGGCGGCTCATCACCACCTCGACATGCACACGACCATCTTTTAGTGGCTGCGCAACTACCAGGGACCACGAGCTTCTGTTTGGAGGGAATTTTACAGAATATACAGGCTTAAAGCCGTCATCAAAGTCAGGTTTCTCAGTAGCAAGTTCATCCCAGTCTGTCTGTTTAATCGCTCGCTTATTATCAATACCATCCCACCAACCAAGTCGCATACGATTAAAATCATCTATTGTCATACTATCGGCTTCAGTTTGTATCACTTTTTCGAGCAAAAATATATTTAGTGAGGGATTAGTGTCTAACCAAGCTTCCTTGTCATGAACATCAGTAATCTTTTCGACACCCCACTCAGTCCAAACACCAGCAGCGCCTTCTAGCTTGTTCCGTCTATTTCTGGCAAATACCTCACCGACAGTTTCAGCCATTGGTGGCGTTCCGGCGTAGATAATTTGAGGATTGCCTGTCTTAGCTGATGCAGTCGTTGGCACCAGTGCTGATTGATGTGAATCAAGCATCTCTGCAGCCTCATCACATATTAGATCATCGTTAGTAGACCCCAAACCACCCATGCGTGTTCTGGTATAGAAATGATACTCAGCGCCATTCAAAAATTCAATAAACTTATAATTCCTTGGCTTTTTACGGAATCTCGGCGTTAACAAATTGAATATTTCTTGATGTTCATTTTCATAGAAAAAATCTTGCACACGTTTAATAACAACATCAACTGTATTCTGCTGCTGAGCAGTGAATAAACCTTTAGCTTTGCGGAAAATAATACCATAGATAATCCGCGCTACAATAATCTCAGTTTTGCCATTTTGGCGAGGCACGCTCAAGCCGCAATCAAGATTGACAAAATTACCGTCCTCATCCTCAGCCAGCCAACGGCGCAGTACCAAACGCTGCCATTCAAGCAATGTCATACCATATTCATCGAGTAACTCAAATAAAAGCTCGGCTTTTTCAGTATTACCAGGACTATATAAATCAATCCGCGGTATTTGGTTATTTTTTTGCTTTTTTCGCGGCATTAGAGGTATCCTTAATCACCTTTTTATTTTTCGTCGCTCCTACAGCCTTAGGTGCGGTTTTAGCCTTTTTAGGTGTAGATTTGGCTGGTTTTTTTGCTTTTTTCGCGGCATTAGAGGGTGCTGCCGCCTTCGCTAGGACCTTTTCCAGGACAGAACCAGATTTTGGACGGCGGGACCGAATATTCTGCAGTTCTTTTCTAAAAATATTGATATTCTGAGACAACCTCGCCACTTCCTGTTGTGAAATACTTGACGAGGTGAGCTGTTCAACGTTTTGACGGATCAAGCTTTCATAAAACTTCTCGTCATCATCACCGATCGCAAGATCCATAATGTCAGTTTCAATCTCTTTGTCGAGCCTGCCCTTATAAAGCTTGTCCATTTTGCCAGGATTATCAAAGATATCAATCCAGCGCATAGCAGCCGCATATCCATCGCCAGGAAGTCTAGCTTTTAGTTCTTCTATAGAATCAATCAGTTCAGCGGCAGGTATTTTTCTAAAAAACTCTAACCATTCATCATAGCCATAATTTTCAGTGCCTTCCAAATTCATCACCGCTGCCCTCCAATATAACTTTTATTATTATAACATAAATCAGCTATTCCGCCAGCTCTGTTATAGTCACTTCCACACGAGGATTATTTCTATCAACACCGCCAAAACTTATTATCAGGCGGTTAACTATTCCACAGCAATCATCTTCTAAATAACCAGCATCAACTAGCAGGTCGAGTATACTACTTGCCATATTATCGAGATCGTGACGGATTCTGTCCTTATTATAAAAAACCATCATTACTTCTAAGGGACCCTCCCATTTCATGTTTCTAAACTTACTAACCTTAGAGAAAAGACATATCTCTTTCATGGCTGCCTCGTGCCAATTGTTAAATTTCTCGCTGTTGGCAATAAATCTATTACCAGTGCGTGAATTTTTCAAAATCCGTTTATTATTCTTCTTACTAGGAACCTGACCCACGATATCGAATTTAATCTTCGTCATCATTTCTCCTCCAAGAGTTCAGGATTTTCGTGGATATTACCGACAACCTCTAGGTTTGTTAGTTCAAAGAGAGGCTCAGTCACACCTGCACATTCGCCTACAAATCCACCATCAGAAAACTTGACAACCCAATGCTCAATAGGCTCGCCAATGTCGTCTATAAGAATATCACCCTCGTAGATTTCTGTACCGTTCTTGTCTTTTAGCCCTGTGTATTGCTCGACGATAAACCAAGGGTTCTTTCTGGTGTGTGGTGGACGAAAGAAGTTTTTTACAATATGTTTAGCCACATGTAGTAAGCCAAATCCGTCTATACTAACATACTTGCTATCAATGTATTTCTTGATTGTGTTGTCCCAAACTCTAAACTTTATTTCACGCATTAGATTTCCTTTCGTTGACTATTGATTGATTTTTGATAGCTGGATAGACTCGACGAATAAGTAACCTGCGATATGGTTCCTTGCCGTCTATAGTTAGCTTTATACCGTTAAGTTTTGACTGCCCTAGTAATTCAAAAAACATAATCTCACCATTTTTGTCTTCCTGAGTATAAATAGCATTTTCCGATGGAGTTCCGTCTGCTCTTAGAAAAACAAGGTCATCATCTGAAATATCTGATATTCTCATATTTCTTTTCCATTTTTGTAGCATTTCGAATAGCCCATTTCACCGCCAACTGTTTTACAGCGAGCTTCAGTGTTCTTGTTTTGTATCTCTTGCTCGAACGATTGAAATTGCAAAACAATAAGCATGACTAGAGTGGCAATAACTGGTAAAGCCATCACTACGATAATACCTGCTTCAATCCAACGAATATTAAACTTCGTTTTTGTCATAGCACGTCCTCCGCCTTGATAACCTCTGCATCACCAGCGGAATCTGACTCTGACACATCTCTAACGTCATAGCCCCAAATCTCGTCAAAATCGACATTTACGAGGTTTTGTTCGTCTTGTACGCATCGCTCGGCGACTTGTTTTGCTTGCTCAAGACTGTCGGCTTTAATAAAGAGCTTTCCCATTATGATCTGCTCAATTTCTGCTTCATAAATCATTATCATTTTCTTTCTCTATGTCCATAAATTAGTGGTTTAGTTGACATCGTCTACCGAATTGGGAACAACTGTATAGCCATTGTTTGATAATATCTCCTGCATTCTCTCTAGCCGACGGCTCTTAATTATCTCAGCCTCTTCTTCCGTGATAAAGTTCTGACGAAGCTCTAAATCATTAAGTCTTACATCTTTCTGCCAATCAGTGACGATGACTTCTCGTGAGATCGTCGGCGTGCTAAATGCGTTATCATCAACACTAACTGAAACTTTAATTGGCACTTCGCCACGCTTAAGGCTTGGTAGTGTTTTAGTCATTCTAACTACTTGATTAGCGTTAACAACTAGATAAATTACATCTTTCATAAATATTCTCCTTGTCTTATCATTTAATTCAACCGCAGAACTGGTACTGGCAACCTGTAAGGAGGACACCGATGGCGCGCTAAGCGGCTGATTGCTCGCACCGCCCTCACGCCCCGAACACGTTACCAGGGTTGGCTATATAAGGTGATGATTTGACGAGTTTTAATTTCCTCGAATGTGAGGTAATTAGGTTTCGTAAAGTCACATCACATGGTCGCCCTTATCGCATGGTTAGTGGGTTCGTGCGCAACCTTCCCGCCACACCCTGTCAATCCAGAGGGATACAAGCGTCTACCTATTCCGCCACTTATATAGCCAACCAGTTCTACGGTCGATGTTAATGTTCTAAACCGGGTACGATTTGTGCCTGGTTGTTACTTTCGTTTATTTCTTGATTGTTTGAGATATTTATCTTTTGAGCAAGTCAAGTATGTAATTTGACGTGGCTTTAATTCGTCTAGACGGACAACTTCACCACGATGTAGAAAATAGACAAGTTTATTTGGGGCTATTCTTATTCGTGCAATACCATATATACCTGAAGAGCTCCATTGAATGTAATCCCAACCAAACAATTTATGCCATAGCTTCCACATACAATTCCTTCCTATTACTTACGTTTGCTTATGCGACCGCCTTTTTTACCTGCGCACTTTTTTACAAAGTGAGGACCGTCGATTAGATCGCAATCGCATTCAATGTCTTGTGCAAACCTCTTACAAGTTCCGTGACTTGCAAATGTAGCAGAGCCACCTTTTCGTCCGATTTCCGCGTAAAAGTTCGGATTACTCGATAGGTTTTTCTGAGCGGCTTTTAAGCCACCAGCCTTTGTTCCTGACATCGTTTCCTCCTTACCTCCCGTAGGGTACATTTAGCTTTTATCTGTACCTGACGAGTTAATTCCAAAATAAATCTTCCAATCTTGCTTGTTTTCTCTGATGGACTTTTCAGCTTCTTCCTCTGTTGCGTAGCGTACAGACTCACCAGCATTTTGCCAGCCACAAGTAAGACATTCTAACCTATTATTTAAGTAGTCGTAGTAGACTATATAGCCACCTTTTCCATTCTCGAAGTCTGACTTAAATGTTGATGTTCGGCGTAATCTAACTTCGGCTAGTTCGCGGTCGCGTGCTTTTTCGCACTCTTCTTCAGTGCGGAATACTCTGCCAGTACGCCAAGCATTGTAATCACGTAACATTCCAGTATAGTTTGTTGGTCTTATATTGGCATTCTCAAGAATAAAACACCTATCGCCAATTTTAGGCTTCCAGTGAATACCGTCCGTCGGTTCTTTGATTTCCTCAAACCACTCTGTGAGAATATTTGGAAACTTTTTCAGGGTAGTTTCGTGGTAAATCATTATTATTAAGCCCGTTTCTGTGGTCTTTTGGTTTTCTGGAGTACCAGCAATAAGATTTCCCGTTTTAGAAATATATGCTAACTGTCCAGCTTTGAATGTTGGTAAATCTTTAAGTAGTTTATAACGTTTCATGCTTTTTCGCTCCTTTCTTAAACACACAGTATAGAAAAGTAAACGTAATCATAACCAACTCTGCTAAAAGTTCAAGAGTACTGAAAGCATATATGATATATACACCACCTGTAGTATCATCAGATATTTTGAACCCCCATATGAGTTCCGATAGTTTCATGGTTATAAATACGAACATCAATTCCTTCTCCTTAAAATAGCTCCAATTGCGTGGCATAAATTGCACGGCTAGCTAATATCTGGTTAATTCGATGAATTGTACGCTCACTCTCGTTCAAGTCGTTTAGTGCACCCTCTTTCATCTCTAGCAAGTCTACCGTGTCGACCTCATCTAATGCTTGATAATCATCTTCGTAATAAGGTTTTACTTCTTTTTCCATTGATTTTTCTCCTTTGCTTCTTTAATCCATTCTGCGTCTTGTTTAGCTATGTTGTACTCTGAGATAGCTACAAGAGCCAGAATAAACGCTACAAATATTATCCAAATCAGTATGTACATTCTTTTCTCTCAATATCTATAAGCCAATAACCCAAATTAATAATTTAACAATAGCCGCACCCAGCAGCGTGAACACCAACGTCGTCAAGATTACTAAAACACCCGCTGCAAAATACTGTATTTTATCAGCAAAATCTTTATTGTTATCCATTTTTAATACACAATCCTCTCTCTTAAGATATAGCCCCTATCCAGTACGATTTCTATAATTTCTGCATGATGTCGTTTATGAGACTTCTTCACTAGCCGGGCGTCTCGGCGGTTTTGACAATAAATTCTCCGCATACAACCTTTACAGTCAAACCACTGAACAAAATAAATATGACGATTAAACAATTTACTCTGAAATACGTCTTTAGTGTCAGAAAAAGAATCTTCTGGCTTAAGCAGTAGTTTTATTTTTTTCCAGATCATAAACACTTTTGTATTCCTCTCTCTCTTTAATTCCAATGCGGTACAAAATACCTTTTAGTTTCGTCGTACCGGCAAACGAATATCCGCAATCAAAGCCATGCACTTTGTAGTGATAGAAAATTGATTGCAATAGGACCATTTCTTGCAAATCATTCTCGGCTTCATGTTCGTAAATTGTAGCCCATTTTTTGCCATTGCTATGTCTACCAACACCAACTATGGCTTTTGCATGTCCCATCAAATCAAATTCGATGACGCGCTGCTCATCTTTTACGATAGTCCTGGCTAACATTCCAGGCACAAGATCGTCTGACCATATCGTAAATGGATCATCCATTTTACCCCTCCGTTTCTTATAGATATTTGAGATATTTTCCGCTCGTATACACTGACCACGCCTTATACCCTTGCCCTCGCCAAACGTGATAGGCACAGGCAATATTTGTAGTCGGATCATGACTATCACAGCGTTCGCGTTCAGGTAAAATCCTTACCTGAAATAGCGAGACTGAATAACCATATGTTCGACCGTTTTGTATAAATGTCAGGCTCGTGTCGCCCGTCACATTTGGATCGCATCCGCTTTCAGCTCTCATAATCGCTAACATAGTGCGTACGTCCCAGTCGTATTTCTCAAGTAAAGGTTGAAACCTTTCGCAGCCGCCTACACGCCCTGCCTCCACAGCAGGTTTTTGAGGTGTAGGCGAGGCTTCAACCTTTGGTGCGGCTGTTTCCTTGAGCGACGGTTGCCGCTTCTCCGCCACTACTGTTTTGACACTTCAACTTTGACATTCTTGACGATTGTCGCCGCTTCAGCTTTGACTTGTTCAGTCTGGTGCTTTTGGTAATACATACCGCCAACAAAGGCGATGATCGCTGTGATCAAGATAGTAATTATGATAGTTTTGATAGTTTCAATATTAAGTTTTTTCATTTTTTTCTCCTTTTTCATTGTTTTTTAAGCAGCCAGCGGTGGACACGTTGACATTTCGATTTCAATTACGCGAGTAAAAGTAAGACGAAAAATGTTAGTTTTTGGGTATAAAATTAACACTACATAGGTGGACACGCATCCACCGCTGACTGCTTATTTATTCTTATTAAAGCCAAAGTAACATCTACTAAGAATTTGCCTACAATCTCCCTCGCTCATCTTTTAATCATCTCCGTCAAGACTAATCCATTTTTTCTCCGGATGATTGAAAGACTTCAGCTTCTGATATCAGCTTAATCTCAATTTCGTGCTACGTTGTTAAAGTACTTTATTTCGCTCAACAGCATGTCTAATCGCACATCAGGCATGCTCTATCAGAGAAACAAAGCAAAACAGAAAAACCCGCTGGCTCTCTACTTCCAGCGGGTTTTGCTATACAACAAAAAAACGTCCTGACAGCTATCAGGACGTTTACCAGAAACTTATTTCAATCGTAGGAACTTGGTGAGGTGCGCCTCCCCATAACTACGACTGTCCACCACA